CTTGGGTTGCAGGAACATGGCAACCGGCTTGCCGCCCGCCAACCACGCGAACGGGATGCAGTCGAGGACGATCATCTTGTTGCCCTTGCTGTTTTCGATCAGGCGACCGATCTGAACGTAGCCTTCCTTCTCGACCCCGCCTTGATCTGTATAGGTGTCGCCAGACTTCGTCTTCACATAGTGTGTAACAGGCATGTCTATCCTTGGTGAAGCACCCGCATGAGAACGGATGCTGTGATGCGCGGCTTGGTGCCACGCTTGAACACGGGCGGCTCTACGTCGGCTTCCACGAACGTCCAGAAGTCACAGAGCAACTCGTACAGTTGTCGCCAATACTCCGGGTTGCGGTCCACGCGGGTGATCACATACGAGTCCGGCGTCCACACCATGAAGTCCCACCACGCAAGGTCTGCGACCTCCATCAGCCCCTGCATCTGGGGCATGTAGTAGTCGGGGACTATCGCAAGACCATGCTCGTTCTCGTACATTTCCTTCGGGCACTTGACCTCCAGACCGCCGAATCTGTCTATAACTATTTCTCGGACAAGCGCGTCTGGTGAGCCACCAATCCAGTCGTGGTCCCGATGGTTGAGGAACCCGGCCTTGATGATGTGGTTCTTGGTGACCTCCTCGTACAGATTGACCGCGACCTGCTCGTAGTTGATGCCGTCGGTCATCCACTCGGTGGTGCGAACGCCACCTTCCCGACCGGTCAATTCCCGCCAGAGGCGGCGGCGGGAGCCGATCAGGCCCACCGCCTCCGCCATGCGGGAGCAGGTCATCTTCCCCTTGCGGGCAAGGTGCCACTCTTCGCTGCGTTGTTCCATCATGCCTCGGACACGCCTTGCTCCGTGGCGCTGCTGCCGTCGGACGGCGGCGGTTCCTCCTGCGGCACCCCCGGCGTCTTCGACAGGGTTTCCTTGCGGGCACCCACCAACTTGTTGAAAACGTGACGATGATTGGCCGGGATGGCTTCGTACACCGCCTTGAGGGCGTCATACGTCTTGGCACCCTTGATCGCCTTGGTGTGCTTCTCGATTTCCTCCACAGACGGCTTGTCCTCCGCCGGGGTCGGGGTGCGACCTTCCGCCCGTTCGCCATCGTCATCAGACCCGTCATCAGGGGTGAGCATGAGCATGGGTTGGAGGCCATAGCGCCGGAAGTAGCTGATTGCGCTGCCGATATTCTGCGGGCTGATGTTCTCCGTCATGCCGCGCAGGACGTTGGTCATCCACTCGCCGGACTCGCCGTGGATGATGGTGGTGCTGATCGTGATCACGCCTATCACCTTGCCCTTCAACTCGGCGGTGGCGAACGACGGAGCCTGTATCACGGTCAGCCCGTTGTCCGACATGAGGCCAGAGGCCGCTGCCCAGACCTCGTGCAGGTCGGCGTACTTGCTCTTGAAGAACGTGTTGTCCGTCCGCTTGGACGGCTGCTTCAGAGCCTTCTGTACCTTGGCCAGAGCCACGGCGATCTTGCCGATGGTCGGGGAGGTCAGGAGGTTCGGCGTGGACTCGTCCACCCGGAGGGCGGCGGGTACGGGTTCGGCGTGCCATCCCATAGGATTGGGATTCTGGGACGACGGGACTACTTCGACGGGTTCGTCGGTCATATAGGCTCCTTGGGTTGACTTGCGGGGTGTGGCTAACCGGATAGTGGCACGTCCTGATAGCCTTGTCAACAACTGTTGCTCCCCCTATAAGGGGGAAGAAGTGATGTACTTTCAGTCACTTACGACGGGACCAAAAAAAGGTTGCGCTCTGTGGTGATTCGGTCCTAATATTCGGTCATGGATTCGCCGCCCATTCGCACAAAGCCACCGAAGGAACCAACGTGTCCCAAGTGCGGGCGCTCTATGTTCGGCAGCCCGTTCCCTTTATGCCCTCGCTGCGATGCGGGAAAGAAACGGGGGCCACCGCCCAAGCCATAACTCACACGCACACACGAGACGCAGCGGCGGGGACTCAACATCAGGCTGCGTCGGTAAACCGGGTACTGAGGGATAGTCCAAGAACCCGGCACGGCGGCGAAGTTAGCACCGTGGGACGGAAAGGCTGACGGGCTACTGCGGCTCCATACGGGAACGTGTAGTGGTGAAGGCCACCCTGAGCGGGTATCGCTCTAGGATGGCTAGACCTTGCCCACCACCGGGAAGCAGGGTTGAAGTGAGGGGTTGAAGTAAGGGTGAAGAACCACCGAGGCCGGGGTGTCTCTGTAAGGGGAGATGCTTGACCTCTCAACTATCTGACCGTGCAGCAACACGGGGACAGGAGCCACATGCCAGACGGAGAAACACAGCCATTCCGCAGCAATGTCGTGCTGCGGGATTACCAGACCGACCTGCTCAAGCTGTCTACAGAGAGGCTCGACCAGAAGAGGACGTGCCTGTACCTGCCGACCGGCGGCGGGAAGACCGAGTTGGCGATCAAGCTATGCGAGTCGCTGCTCAACATGGGCGATTCTGTGGTGTGGTGCGTGAACCGCATCACGCTGATCAACCAGACCTCGGAACGGTTTACAGACGCCGGGATCGACCACGGTGTCATCCAAGCCAAGCACCCCAAGACGGCGTCGTGGAAGCAGTTGCAGGTAGCGTCGATACAGACGCTCAACCGGAGGAATCTGAAGCCCAACTGCACGGCCATCGTGATTGACGAGGCGCACGGCGCGATTGCGGAGACGTACAAGAACTACCTCGCGCAGTACCCGGACGTTCCAGTCTGGGGACTGACGGCAACCCCGTTCAGCAAGGGACTCGGCAAGGTGTTCGACCGTCTCGTCTACACGGTGACGGTGTCCGACCTCACAGAGCGAGGGTGGCTCGTCCCGGCGCGGTTCTTCGCGCCTGACCGTCCCGACCTAGGCGGCGTGGACATTGTTGCCGGGGACTACCACGAGGCGCAGTTGAGCGCAGTCATGGACGACAGCAAACTCGTGGGCAATATCTGTGACGAGTGGCAGAAGCGGGCGAAGAATGGCAGGACTATCGTGTTCGCTACGTCGATAGATCACAGCAAGCACATCTGTGACCAATTCAACTTCCGCAAAATCCCCTCCGAACACATCGACTGCTTCACCACCACCAAGGACCGCAAGGAAATCCTCGCCCGGTTGCGGACAGGGACCACGAGAGTGGTAACGAATTGCTCTGTACTCGCGGAAGGGTTCGACCTCCCTGATCTGGAATGCGTCGTGCTTGCCCGCCCGACCAAGAGCCTCATCAGGTACTTGCAGATGGTGGGCAGGGGACTACGTCCTGCGGAAGGCAAGACCTCGGCGCTCGTCCTCGACCACAGCAACACGGTGGAGCTACTCGGTTTCCCTACAGACGATCTGCCGTTGGCCTTGGACATGGGCAATACCAAGATCAAGACGCCGACCAAACCCAAGCTGCACATCTGCCCCAAGTGCAAGGCCATCAGCAAGCGCAAGCCCAATCCCTGCAACGTCTGTAACTATGCTCCGCCCAAGCCGGATTTCGACATTGAGCAGAGGGAAGGTTCGCTGCACGAGTTGAGGCGCGGCACCCCGGCGGAACAGCAGCGTTACTACGCCGGACTCATCAGCATCCAACGCGAGAAGGGCTACAACAACGGGTGGGTAGCGCACAAATTCAAGGAGCGCCACGGCATGTGGCCCCCACGGTCGCTCAAGTGGTACGCGGCTGAACCCACCAAGGAGTTGCTGAACGACCTGTTGGCGGCACAGATTCGGTGGGCCAAGAGCAAGGCAGCGGAGCGCAAGTACGGGAGTAGAGCATGAAGGGTTGGGTGAAGACGATGTTCTGCAATGCGGGCATCCACAGGTGGCAGTACATCGCCAAGGAGCAGGAGAAGAGTTACCGCCCCATGTACAGAACCTGCAAGCATTGCCGGAAGCGGCAGGTGTGGAACGCGGACCTCGCCCGCAGCAAGGGCGTCATCGAATGGGTGGACGCATGACCAAGGAAGAGGCGAGGGGAATCTTCCCGCAGATGGCAAAGGTGGTTGACGATTACAGAGCGGTCTTTGGAGAGGTGCGAGTGCTATGGCTACAGGAGAACGGGAACACGTTGGGGAGGCCGTCACCTTCGGGGGTGATCGCAGCCGAGATACCAGTCGTGAAAGCTACGCGGAGTCGGACCTCGTCGAAGCGATGAGGATGGGGCCACAGGACGACCCGGTTACAGAGGGGGACCGGCAATTCCGTATCGGCTACGCCGCCGGGGTACTCGGCTTGGTCA